CGTAAGAGCCATGCTTTCTCCTCAGAGACAGATCGTCCCCGAGGAGCAGGCGCGGCCGATACTAAAGTCGGCTGTTTGCACGCTGCAAAAGATCCATCGAGGACAGTGGGCCACTATTGGTACCACCGCGCGCGGATCCCCCGGCAGCGTGGATGGAGCCGGATCCCCCGACTCCTGAACCTGCGAACGCCGACTTGAAGTCCGGCGCCTCTCGCAGCGTATGGACGTATTCCGAGAACTGCATGGGCGCGGACGAGCCAGCCGTGCGCGTCATCAGTTCTTTTCCGGAATCGTCAACCAAGACAACAGAGAACGTCCCATCCTCTGCCATCTCGGCCTTTGCGGCCCCACGGACGATGGGCATCAGCAGCTTCGGATTGCCGCCTGCCTCAACGATCGCCTGCATGGCCGCACGGTCCACCATCAGCTCACGAAGCTGCTTGGTTAGGCCGTCAGTCTGTGCGCGGATCTTGGCGGCATCAGTGGCGAACTTCGCCTCTGCCTGCTTCTTCCACTCGTCGATGTCCTTCGACGATTTCAGGCGTCCCGCCATCATCGCCTCCAGAGCCTCACGAGCAGCTGCCGGATCTTCGATTCCCTCGAAGTCCTTGATCTTGCGTTCCAGTTCCTTGCGCGTGCTGCGCTCCGTCGTGATAGCACCTTTCAGAGCGGTGATGTCCTCGATGGCCCAGCCTTCTGGCATTGCGTCCACAACGACGCTTTGGCCCTGCTGCTTGGCGGCAGAGCGCAGGCCCTCGGGAAGCTCTTCGATCTTGTCAGCGACGATTCGCAGCACGTTGGTTTTCTACCTTACACAGAAGAATGCAGCAAGCCCCGAAGTGGGGCCGCGTGCGTGTTAGTCCTGGAGCTCGGCCAGCGTCTTAGTCCGGCCCGTGCGTGTCACCATGTCTTTCGTGGTGATCTTGCCGTCACGGTATAGCTTCGCCCTGCCTGCACCGAACACCTGATCCTGAACAGCAGCAGGCTGGTTCTTGATCCACTCGTCATAGGTGACAGACGCAGGAACGTCGCCATCCATAGCACTGCGCGTGCCCTCGCTGACTTCGCCAACGCGCTTGGCCTTGCCGATCTCGTCGATGCTCATCAGCACCGGAACGGTGGTGCATCGGCAGTTGAAGTGCGCAGGCTGCGGAGGAACCTTGCCGATGTCATACACCTGCCCATCGAGCGGGCCGCAGATCTTGCAGGTGGATGTGTCGAGTGTCGCCACCCACTGGATGCCCTCGATGACATCGGCCATGGCCTCGTAGGTGGCCTGGCGTGCCTGGTTGCTCACATGGCTAGACGCTGTGCGCACAATGGCCTGGGCCTCGACGCGCGTTGCCTCAAGCACGCCGTCTCGATAGCCAGCGGCCTTCGTGCCACGCACTCGCTGAACCATCTGATCGGCTGTCTCCCCACTGGCTAGCCCGATTCCGATCTGCTTCTCGACGCGCTTCTTGGTGGTGTCGGCCAGATCCTGCATCCAGTCGCCAAGCACTCGGCCCTGGATCGGCTGCTGCACGATGGCTTGCACGGTGGTGAGGTTCACCATCTTGTCGGGCACGACGGCAGCCACGACATCCTTGGGAATCGTCTCGGTGAAAGTCTTCTGCTGCCACTTCGCCTCGATCTTGGCTAGCTCACGCAGCACAAGGTTCATGCGCGTGCGCAGCTGCGATGCTCCATCGTCGAGCAGTTCGCCCAAGTCGCGCACCATCTGCTTGTATCGCTGCGTGGTTTGCCATCCGGTGTCCACGCCGCGCAGGCGGATGTTGGCTAGCCTCGCTTCGAGCTTGGCTAGTAGATCGGGGAACACATCACGGTTCAGAAACCCCACGGCCTCCTCGGCCAACAGCGTCTTGTATCGCTCCAGGAAGATGGCGTGCTTGATCGCCTTGTCCTGCAACTTGCCGTTTGTGGTGGCTGTCTTTGGCTTCTTGGCTGTCGCCATCATTTCACCCAGTCGTGTTCGATCAGTTCGCCTTCCAGCCAAGTCATCGCGCAGTGCGGCCAGCAGAGCAGCGTGCCGGATGCGTCGAGGTTGTCGAGGCTCCAGCGGTAGGACACCTTGGGCGAGCCGCCGCCCTGGTATTCGAGCAGCGCACGCTTGCCGCCGCGCCCAATGGCAATGCGGTTGAGGCACAGCCACTGGGTTTCCCGCATGACTGGCTCACCGCACATGCAACAGCGCACCGTCACTCGGTTTTGATCTGACATCCGCAAAGCCCGTAAAGGAGAACGGCACCGCAGTGTTGGCAACGCTGCTCCGTCATGGCTGCGTGGCTTCCTGCTCGATGAAGAACGTGCGGCCAACAGCGCCCATGATGCGCTCGGCCTTGTCCGGCGGCAGGTTGAAGAACTCCACCAGCTGCGCCACGCCACTGTCACGCGGCAGCTGACGCAACGCCACCTGCTGCACGATGGCGGCAGCGGCTTGCACCTGGGCACCGTTCAGCGCGGTGTCGGCAGCAGGCACACCAGCAGCAGCAGCAACAGCGGCAGGTGCCCCGCCAGAAGGCGCAGAAGCCTCGCCGTTGCGCTCTTCCTCGTCTGGCTCCTCCTGGCTCGCAGGCTCGTCTTCGCCAGCTGGCAGGCCCATCTGCGGCATCAGTTCGCTGAGGCTTTCGCCCTCTGCGTCCGTCTCCTCGACTTCAACGGCCACATCGACTTCATCACCCAAGGTGCCACGTTTCTGCACCTCGCGCAGGAACGTCGGCTGGCTGATCTCGCGCATCTGCCGCATCTGCACGAGCGTCTGGAGATCCGTCTGGCTGCGCGTGGGGATTCCGAAGTCTCGGAAAATGTCCACATCGAAGCCCTCCGGCAGCTCGTCTGTCCGGCCTGCCGTCTCCCACAGCATGGCTAGCTGGTATGCATCGTAGAGCAACCATTCCAGCTGCTCCGTCCACGACTGCACGCGGCTCTGGGATCGAGCGCCTGCCGCATCCACGGCGGTTGCCGTCGTGCCTGCCGACACTTGATCCAGGAACGGCGCGAGTCCAAGGCTCTGCTCTTCCTGGCGGATGTTGGCTAGCCTCGCCATCAGCTGTTGCGCTGCTGCTCCGCCAGTCTCGACGAACGACACGCGCATGTTCGGATCGCGCGAGATGATGGTTGCGCCTGCGCCGTAGACGATCTCCTGCGTGCCGTCCGCGAGATCCGCAGACGCTCCGGCAATCGACAGCACAGGGTAGCTGTGCCAGTGGATGTTGTTGGACAAGCTCGAAGTGACGAGCCAGTCATCGACGTTTTTCCATGCCAAGTCGATCAACGGCGGCCTAGCGTGCAGCGGATCGCTACCGCGCCGCGCCACGTTGCGGAACACGACGGGCACTTGGCCCAGAGGGTTGGGGCCTTGGGCCACTAGCACGTATGGTTCGCGCTCGGTGCCCTGCGTTTGGTTGGCGGCCTGCTTGCTGGTGATTAGCAGATCCGCCTGCGCCGCAATATCCGTGGTGAGTCCGCCCACGTAGAGCGGTGCCTTTCGTTCCCACAGCTGCCACATGTCGGTGCGCCAGACGCGCACGCGTTGCAGCATGGTTTCGCTGTTGTCGAAGCTGCCGCTGCTCTGCTCTTCCTCGTAGATGGCGATGGCGTCCAGCACTCGCTTGCCATTGGCCTCGCGCTTCCAGCTCCAGTTGATCACCGAGTCAGGATGCAGGTGGACGAAGTAGGGCCGCACATCGTTGTCGCCCTCCTCGGCCAGCGTCATCGGACGCAGGCGTTGCTGCTCAGGCGGCAGGCCCAGCGTGGCCTCGTCCACCACCACAGCAGGCGGCTTGTCCACGAGGAGCATGGCAATGCCCGTGTCGGCCAGCGCGTCCATCAGCGTGCGGCCCATCTGCGTGAGGTTGGTTCCCTCTCTATCGCAGTCGCCGGACAGCAGCTGCAAGTTCTCCGGCAGCTCGTCTTCGGCCTTCACCTCGATGGCACGCTGGAATGGCTTATCCACGATCCCGCCGATGGCGTCGTTGTAGGCACCGAACAGGCAGGTGCGCAGCAATCGCGCCTGATACTCCTTCCACTGCCGCCGCTCGCGGTGATCCATCGGCGTGAGAACGGTTCCAAGGGCACGCATGGCCGTCGTGCCACCACGCAATGCGCGCGTGATGATGCGATCCACTTCCATGGCTTTGCGGATGTTGTGCCAGCTGCCAACGTATCTGCCGTCCATCAAGTCACCTTCATGTTGTTGCCGCCGATTGGGAAGCGTTCGTGCAGATAATACCGCAGCGCATCGCTCCAGTGTGTTCGCTTGCTGTCCGACTTGTCGATTTCGCGCGTTGCGCTTTCCTCGATCCACGCCACGCCTTCGAGATCGAGCAGCGTCTGTGGTGCAGCGTCTGCGTCGATAGCGAAGCGCACATCACCTGCTGCATTGCACAGGCGCGTGTTGACGCTGTTGGTGCTGTCCACGACAGGCGGGGCTGATCGGGCCACGCGATCCCGCACGTTGGGGAAGCCGCTCCGCAGGTGCTGCCGCACGATGTCCCAATCGTTGCTCTGTGCGCTCGTGCGCCGCTGGTTGCCTGCCGGATCCCCATACAGCAGCAGCTCGGCTGTGTGCCCTGCGTATCGGCTGCGGATGCGCTCGCACACCAGATCGGTGCGGCTGTCATCTGCGATGTGGACTTCGCCAACCACCACGGTGTGCTGATGCAGTGGGCCGTTGGGCTGATCCCATGGCGGCAGCATCTGTTCCTGGCAGATCACTGCGCTGCCTGGTGCCACGTTGAAGTCGAGGGCCACAACGAGCGGCAGCTGCGGATCGTAGCGGACGCGGCGGCAGTGCTTGGCCCTGTCAAATGCGTAGTAGACGAGGCCCGTGGCTGAGAGGAACGCGGCCTCGTATTCCTGCTGGAAGCTGCGTGCATCTAGATCGCGGCGCGCGGCCTCGACTTCGGCCTGTCCGATCACATCGCTGGATGTCCAGTGGAACGCGGCCCAGTCAGGCGTGGCCGCTGCGTTCTGGTAGAGATCGTAGAGCAGGCGTCGGCCCTTCGGACGGCCAATGAACCAGCACCAGCCAGGCCGTCCAGCGGTGGACAGCGCCGGACGCAGCGAGGATGTCCACACGTTGGGTTTGCATTCGTCGATTTCGTCGATGACGGCACCATCAATGGCGATGCCTTCGAGACGCTGCGGCCTGTCCAGTCCCACCACCATCAGCCTGCTGCCTGTGCGGTAGTAGATGGTGAGTTCGCTTTCGCTGATGTCTCGGATCCACTGCCGTGGCGACAACGACTTGAGATCGTCCCACCAAATGCGCTTGGCCTGATCGCGCGTGGGAGCAGCAGCAATGAACGTGGGCGTGGCAACCTTAGGCGGATCAAGCGCAGCTTCGACTAGCCGACGTTTCGCCATCTCAGTCTTGCCCGAGCGTCTGCCAGCGGCAACCACGCGCCACCGTGCCTCACTGGCAAGCAGTCTCTGCTGCTCAGGATGCCAGCGCAGTTCCGTCCACCTACTGGGCAGCATCTGGATTTGCTTGGCTCTTGGCTCGCATGGCTGCGAGATCGGACAGCAGCTGCTCGGCCTCGCCCTTGGTGGACACCTCGACATGCTCGCGCTTCGCCCAGCGTTCGGGCCAGCGTCGTTCAAGCATCCACGCCAGGCACTGCCAATGCCTGTCTGTGTGCAGGAACATGCGGCCCAGGAATGTCGATTCAGCAGCGGCCTCGGCTTCTTTTATGGCCGCTGCAAAGTCTGGGTTCCTCTTGCGATACGAACTGAACGTGCCGCGCGAGATCCCGTGCGCCTGTGCTGCTCGCTCGGCATGAAGGCCCAGACTGATCGTGCGCAGGATCGCTTCCTTCACCTCGTCTGTGATGACAGGCGGACGCCCCATCTTGCCTTCAGCCATTAGCTGCCGTCCTGTTCGTTGTCGTTGTTGCGTCTGTCTATCTCGGCCACTTCGTCGATCAGTTGTCCCATGCGGATCCAGTTCAAACTGGCGTGCCATCCGATGTTTTCGATGGTGGCCATGGCATCGACGATGGGCAGGCGCAGCGCGTCGTTGTCGGGCAACGCATCGAGACGCTCGCGCAGTTGCCGCCACGCCATGTAGGGCCAGCCTGCGAGATCAACGGCCTCCTGCTGCGCCTCGAACATGAGGGCGGAAAATGGAAGGCCGAAGCTCTTGTCCCCGTAGGTGCGGCGTCCGGCCTGCATTCGCTCGCGGACGGCGTGGGCAAAGTCGCTGTGCCGCACTGCCTCGTCGCTGTTGTCGATGGGCTGGATGAGTTCGAGAAACTCTTCGAGCATGTCTAGTTTGTCAGTCACAGCGCCCTCCATCGGGCCTCCTGCATGTTGCGTGGGTGCGGCATGTTGGCAATCACATCGTCGGCCTTTTGTTCTGCGCCGCGCAACACATGAGCAGCAGCAACAGTCCAAGACTGGCACGCGTTGCTGGTATAGATCATGTTGTTTTGCGATTCCGTCTGGCTCCACGCCTGCGCGGGCCATTGCTGCACGGAGTAAGGTTGCCCGTTGTTCCAGCGGATGGCGTAGGCATGGGCCATCTGTCGTGATGCGCTGAACTGGAATGCCTGATCTACGACGGTGAGAGCCAGTTGGCTAGCAGCGTCCGCGAACTGCACATCGCCAAGGACGCGAGCAGCTGCGCGAAGTCCGATCATGGCAATGGTTTCCTGCCAGGGCTGCCAGCCGATGACGGCCTGTCCGTTGCTGTCGGCCCATCCGTATTTGGCCTGTTCGCGCCCACCGAGCGTGCGCACGGTTGCTCCCTCTGGCAGCGTGCCGAATGGCGTCTGGGCCAGAGCGTTGCGCAGGGCCTGGACTAGCACGGCCTTGGCCTCGGTGAATCCAAGCCACACCTGGTTGGCGCGCGCGAGAGCCAGGCGTCCGATGGATCGAGGCGACGGAACCCAGCCTGTGCGTGTGTAGATGTCGGTGCGATCAAGCTCGATGTGATCCAAGATCAGCTGTTCGAGGGCCGGATCTCTGGTGAGCAAGAAGGCAGCGTGCATGAATCCATCGCTGCGGTGCTGATCGTCGCCCGTAGTCCAGAGTGTCGTGGCTGGTGACGGGATCCAGGCAATCTGGTTGACGTTCGGCCAACCGAGACGATCCCGCACGCCGTAGCTGAGATCGGGCCGCTGGTTCATCGTCTCGGCCATCGGATGCGCCTGCGCCTGCATCGGTGCGCCGCCTGGCTCGCGGTTGGCTGTGGGCCGCTGCATGTAGCTTTGCACCTGCCACAGAGCATCGTGGATCTCCCACGGATCCATGGTGGTGGCGGCCAGATCGGATGCGGCCCCGAAGTCTGGCTGATCGCCAGTCGTTCCTGATTCGCGCGGCTGGCATCGAGGCCGTGCGTCGGAGTAACGGCCTGCCTGCGGAGTCAGGTAGGCCAGCAGCTGCTGCGCGCGCGTCTGGCGGATCTCCGGCGTGGCCTCTGGGACGATGCCCAGTGCTAGCCATTGTCCGTCCCATCCGGTGTAGAGGGCCTGCATGGGGCGGCCTTGCAGGCGTGCCGGATCAGGCATCGGCAGGATCGCACCACGCGTCTCGTAGCGCACGGCGCGATGCCAAGAGCCAGCAGGAACCAGCACCATGCTCCACGACTGGCTAGCCTCGTTCCAGGCAGCCTGTGGCTGTCCATTGCGGGTGGCGAAGTCGCGCACGAACTGCGTCTGCATGGACAGCGTGAGGGCTGGGAACGTCTGCACCTGGGGCTGGCCGTCGTTCGCCGTCGTGCCGTAGACGGCCTGGCAGACGTATTCGATGGTGGCCTGTTGCGTGTGGATGGTGGCCCAGAGATCGACGGTGATGCGCTGCACGGCGTGGTGCCAGCGCATGTGCCACACCTGCACCGAGTTGTTGCTGCGTTGCAGCGAATAGGCAGGGCCGGGAATGGCAACGCCACCGACAGCAACAACAGGCAGCAACCTATCCAGGCCGGATGCGATGGCAGGATGCAAGGCGAAAGCAGGCTCTGCCCAGGTGTCGGCGTGCATCGTCAGCCGCGCCGTCGTGCGTGCAGGCAGCGAGGCCAGGATGCGGATTCCGTGGGGATCGCTGGCCCACGGGTATTTCGTGCCGCGTTCGTCGAGCAGGCATCCAGCACCGTTGGCTGGGATCTCCTGGCTGGGCAGTGCTGCGAATACCCAGTGTGATTGCGCTACGTCAGCGACGTTTTGAACGAGGATTTGCTTCACCCATGCCAGCATACCATGGCTTGGAATCCTCACGCAGTAGCGGGTGCTTGCCGAGTGCATCAAGTTCCAGCGGCAGCGGGTAATGCTTGAGAACGCGCGATGCCCAGCGCCGGACATCCATCGGCACGCGAGGAGTCTCGGAAGGCACAATCAGTGCGGCGATTAGCTCGCGTGCCATGCGCAGTGCGCGCAGTCGTTCGTCGGGAAGTGTCATGGATCTATACCTGCGGTGTAGGAAACCCCAGGGAGCGTCCCACACCTTGCAGAGGCGAACCCTTCCTTTCGGTTGAGCTGCACCGCGACTTGGCCTGAGTCCTGGGGCCGTAGCACATGCTACGGAATGTCGTGCGGAATCGCCGCCGCTGCACGTTCCGCAGCACGGCGCTCCAATAGTTCATCGAGCGCGGCCAGTAGGGTGACAGCGTTGGTGCCTACCTGTCCGGCGTGTGCCCAACGGCGGCAGTGGATGTAGGTATCTCGCAGCATCCGCAGCTCTTCGTCGGTTGGCTTCATGGCTGCATCCACAAATCTCGGCTGCATTCTACCAGCTCAACCAACTCGTCGAAAACTGATGGCGTGCGTGTCCACCTGTCGCGTGACTCTACAAGAACGAGGGTTTGGCTCTGTGTATCTGGCACGCGCCCCCATTTGTCTAGCAACACGTTCCGCTGCTTCAGGGCATGAGGCTTGTAGCCACTCATTCCAGCATCGCAATACACATCAGCAATGCCGATGCCGTTTTGCATTGCGAACTGTAGGCAGACAGCAAGCTGTCGCGTGATGCTGTCGCCGTTTTTGGATTGCTGCCGAGTGCTGCATCGAGCGTAGACCACAGCGTTTTGTCCATCAAACTTGTGCCTATGCAGGCTCTTCCGGTATTCGCCAGAAAAGGCAAAGTCTAATCGGTTCACTTCCTGTTTGAGTTGTCGGCATTCATCCTGCTTGAGATGAAGTTGTTTGATGAACTGATCTCGGCTTCGCAGCACGGCATCGTTCTGTTTTGCTAGTTCGTTGCACTGCCCACACGACACCGTGCGGCCATTCAGCGCATTGCGCAGCTGCTCGATCTCGCGCAGTAACTCAGCCACTCTATCGTTCGTCATGTTTCGTCTCCTCTGCACGCGTCATGCTGTGCAGCTCTTGCATGTCGTTGCGATCCCACAGCAGCCCGCCCTGGCCATCGCGGCCGCGACGTTGCGGTTGCCGTTTGCCTCCTGGCCAGTCGTGCCTGTGTTCGCCATGCTCGAACGCATCATAGAGGCTGATGGTGCGCCAAGCGGCAGGCCCTAACAGCGCCGAGTCCGAGTTCGGATCAAGCGGCGTGTATTCCTCGCGCAGCACGATCCACATGGCGTAGCCAGTCTCTTGCTGCACGGCCTTCTATTGCTGGGCAATGCTCCAGTCGCAGCCGTGTTCCCACCGCTGGTTGTTCCGATGCCAGCTGGGCTGGCTCTTGGCTTTGACATCAAGCCATCGCGGTTCCTGGCCCAAGCGCAGTAGCATGATGTCCGGCACGACAAGATCAGATCCCTTGGGCCTGTAGAGGATCGGGGCCTTGTCGGCCAGCTCGACGCCATCGGCACCGTAGCACGGAAGCACAACAGCGCCGGAGCATTGGCCGAGCAGACGCGCGCAGTTTTTTTGCGCTGCGTCTCCACGGATCCACTCTGGACGCTCTCGAAACTTCACCGCTCCTCCGCGTGCAGCAGATCGAATGGCATCACCTCGATGATGGCCCCGGCCTCGTCGGCCTTGCGGTGATAGATCTTCGTGCAATGCAGATGCACGATCTGCGCATCGTCACACCACCAGCCTGCATTCGTCATGGCG